ATATTAAATATATTCACGCTATACATTTTATGGCATGGAAAAAAGGACTGAAGACATTATACTATTGCCGTTCTGAAAAGATTGGTAAGGCTGATAAGGTATCTAAGAAAATTCAAAGAGAAATTATTAAAGAGTTGGATATGACTCAAATTGCTCAAGGTAACGATTGTATTGCTTGTGAAGGATAAAAAATGGTTAAAGAAATATTGGCAACATTAAAAGAACAGAGATGGGATGACCATAGGTATTACCATCATAGTAGAATTAATCAATCATTGCATTTTGTATCAGCAATCAGTTTTATGGTTGCTTATATATACTTGTTCATTGATCCGGTTGTTTCAGCTTATGTGGCATGGTTAATTGCCATGACCACTAGACAATGTGGCCACTTTTTCTTTGAACCTAAAGATTATGATACTTATAATCAGGCAACACAAGAGTATAAAGAAGAAATCAAGATTGGTTATAACCTAAACCGCAAGAGAGTGCTAATGGCTTGCTTTGTGGCAGTACCAATCTTGGCATACTTTGATTTGGAATTTATGAACTACCTGGTACCACATCAAGATACCGAAACCTTTTTAAATAGAGTTGGTATTGGTTGGTTATGGTTAGGTGTTGCCGCCGTAGCCTTTCGTATGATACAATTGACAATCAAACAAAGTTTTAAAACGGCATATGTTTGGTGTATTAAGATTTTGACAGACCCTTTCCACGATTTTCTAATTTACAGAAAAGCTCCTTTATATTTGATACGTGGACAATTGATTGACCCCGATTTAAAACAAGATTATGAGTAAAAAATGAAACCAACCATCGCTATGTTCATTAATGATCCTAAATATTCAAGTTCATTCTGGCAATGGATTATTGACTTGGCTGCAGACCGTCAAAACTACATTGACCAAGCGCAATCATTAAACTTGTTCTTTAGACCTGATGCACACATCAAGTACCTCCATGCGATTCATTTTATGGCATGGAAAAAAGGACTGAAGACATTATACTATTGCCGTTCTGAAAAGATTGGTAAGGCCGATAAGGTATCTAAAAAGATTCAAAGAGAAATTATTAAAGAAATTGATATGGAACAAATCGCACAGGGAAATGACTATATCGCTTGTGAAGGATAAAAAATGTCTGTCTTACTTTTAACCAGAAAAAAAACTGGTTATGAAACAAAACGATTAATAGAAAGTTTTAAAGAAAAAAATATTGATATTAATATTCATAGTCCATCCACTTTTGATATCATTGTAAATAGTGATAAGGATCCTAGTATCAAAAGAAAAGGTAAAGACTACAAAATGCCTGAGCTGGTGTTTCTTAGAGGCACATCTGGAGAAAATAATTTCAACCTAACACTTTTAAGACAATTTGAAGAATTGCTTATTCCTGTTATCAATACTCCAGATTCAATTGAAAATGCAAAAGACAAATTATTAACATCACAATTATTAGCTAGTTATGGAATTCCTATTCCAAGAACCTTGATGTTCAGACGGCCAGTTAATGTCAAAACAGTAGAAGAACAGATTGGATTTCCTTGCGTTATTAAGATTACAACCGGCAGTAGAGGATTTGGAGTTTACCTTTGCAAAACAGAAGATGAGTTTGAATCATTGATGCAATTTGTTATATCATTTAATAAAAACAAGACACTTATTATACAAGAATATATCGGTGAAAGAGTTGGTGAAGATTTAAGAGTTATGGTAGTAGGAGGTAAAGTTATTGGAACAATGAAAAGAAAATCTAATAAAGATTTCCGTGCAAACATATCACAAGGAGGGTCAGGAGAAGTATACCCACTAAATGATGAGGTAGAATTTCTAGCCAGAGAGTCTGCCAAAATATTAGGACTAGATATTGCAGGTGTTGATTTGTTATTTGATAAAAGAGGGTTTAGAGTTTGTGAGGTAAATTCAAATCCTGGTTTTAAAGGTTTTGAAAAATACTGTAATTTAGATGTTGCAGGTGCTATCACAGAGTATATTAAATTTAGGATATAACAAGGTAAAAAATAACAATGATTAAAAAAACAAACAACAATTTATCAGAAACAAGAACATCCTTTAAACCATTCAACTATCCTTGGGCATATGAAGCCTGGTTGAAACATGAGCAGTCACATTGGTTGCATACAGAAGTACCAATGTTAGAAGATGAGAAAGATTGGAAGAAAAAACTCAATGAAAATGAAAAGAAATTCCTCACACACATTTTTCGTTTCTTTACTCAAGGAGATATTGATGTTGCTGGCGGCTACGTCAATAACTATCTTCCTTATTTTCCTCAGCCTGAAGTTCGTATGATGTTACTTGGGTTTGCTGCTAGAGAGGCATTACACGTAGCAGCTTACTCACATTTGATTGAAACATTAGGTTTACCTGAAACTGTGTATAATGATTTCATGGAATATCAAGCCATGAAAGAGAAACACGACTATGTATTGAACATATCAGGTCAAAACACAACTAAAGAGAATACAGCAACACACATTGCTACATTCTCCGCCTTTACAGAAGGTATGCAGTTGTTTAGTTCATTCATTATGTTGTTGAACTTTCCAAGACACGGTAAGATGAAAGGTATGGGTCAAATTGTTACATGGTCTATCGTTGATGAAACTCAACATACAGAGAACATGATTAAGTTGTTTAGAACCTATATCCAAGAAAACAATGAGATATGGAACGATGAGTTAAAAGGACGCCTATATACGATAGCTGAGAATATGGTTAAATTAGAAGACAAGTTTATTGACTTGGCTTTTGAGATGGGTCCTATGGAAAATTTGACTTCAGAAGATGTTAAAAAATATATTCGTTATATTGCTGATAGACGTTTGATATCATTAGGTCTCAAAGGCATATTCAAAGTGAAACGTAATCCTCTACCGTGGGTTGAGGAAATGATTAACGCACCAACACACACTAACTTCTTTGAGAATAGAGCTACCGATTATGCAAAAGGTGCTTTGTCAGGAGATTGGGGAGATGTTTGGGCTCACTAAGGAACTATAATGGAAAAAACAGTAACAGGCGAGTGCCATAATTGTGAATCTAGTTATGACATTCAATATGTTGAAGAATTAACCTCATCAGAGTATCCAGAGTTTTGTCCGTTTTGCGGAGAAACCATTGAAGAAATCACCAACTATATAGAGGATGATGACTTTAATGAGGAAGAAGGATGGGACAATTAATATGGACATATAATGGTGCTGATTTTACCGAGGATTTAATTGGTGATAATTATGGTTTTGTGTATCTAATAACCAACAAATTAACCGGCAGGAAATACATTGGCAAGAAATTCTTCTATTCCTCTAAAACGAAAGTAGTAAAAGGAAAGAAAAAGAGAACTAAAGTATCATCCGACTGGAAAAATTATTTTGGGAGTAGTGCCGAAGTGACCAAAGATGTGTTACAATTAGGACAGGAGAACTTTAGTAGAGAGATTATCTATCTTTGCAAATCAAAAGGTGAATGTGGATATCTTGAAGCTAAAGAACAATTTGTCAAAGGTGCATTAGAGAGTGATGACTACTATAATACATGGATTATGGTGAGAGTCCGCAAATCACACATCAAAGGATTACAATGTTAGATTTTATGTATGAAATAAAAGAACTTGATTTTATTTCTTTTTTGCCACACGAAGATGATAATAATGCTTTGGCTATTATAAGTCAAGAATTTAAAGACGAATCTAAAGGTGAACCGGTAGATGCAACAGATATAGGTCCATCATACCACATTGTGTTATTCAAATGGGATGAAGAAAAACCTACACACATTGATAATTTTGAAGCCGTGTTCTCCGATATCAGAGAATATATTTCAAATCTAATTCCGCAGGATTGGTATGGTATTGCGATAAGAAAGACCACAAAGTCTGGACCAATATTCCAAAGTATACTTGACAACCTGAAAAAAGTGTGTTAGAATAGTATTTCGTTATGAAAGATTAAAATGATATTAGTTGATTTGAACCAGGTTTTGTTGTCTGGCCTAATGGCACAGATAAACAACTCTAAAGGCGTTAAGTTAGAAGAAGACTTAATACGCCACATGATCCTGAACATCATCAGGACTCACCTAAAGAACTTCCGTGAAGAATACGGTGAAGTCATACTATGTTGTGACAACCGTAAGTATTGGCGTAAAGAGTGGTTCCCACATTACAAGGCAGGCCGTAAGAAGGCAAGAGATAAGTCCGATTTAGATTGGCACTTAATCTTTGATATGTTAGCCAAGTTTAAACAGGAACTAAAAGAATACTTTCCATATAAATGTATAGATGTTGAAGGTGCCGAAGCCGATGACATTATTGGTACACTAGTACCTAGACATTCAGCACATGAAAAGATTTTGATTCTATCAAGTGACGGTGACTTCCTACAATTACAACAATATAAGAATGTGAAGCAATACAATCCTTCACTTAAGAAATATGTTGTGTCTGAGAATCCTATTGATGATTTAAAAGAGAAGATTATCCGTGGTGATAAAGGTGATGGCATTCCTAATGTATTGTCACCAGCTGATTGTTTTGTAAATGATTTGAGACAAAAGCCTATTACTAAAGGTGTGTTAGACAAATTAATGAAAACACCACCAGAACAATGGGAAGATGCCGAGTCTTTGGTTGGATGGTCACGTAATAAGATGCTTATAGACTTGACAATGATACCAGAAGATATACAAACAAAAATCATAAATACGTATGATGAGATTAAACCACCGTCTAGAGGAAAGATGTTTAACTATTTTGTTGAAAACAAACTAACCAATTTAATGGAAGTGATTGAGGAATTCTAATGAAACCACTATATCAAGTATTTGATGAATTTGAGCAGGCTAAGAACAAAAAAGAGAGAATGGATATAATTGAAAAGAATCTAAGTCATATGATGACTGAGGTTTTAAAATTAACATATCATCCAAATTATCAATGGATAATTAATGACATTCCAGAAAACTACAAAATACCGCAAGACGTATTGCCTGGTATTACACACGATACACTAAACAATCAACTGCGAAGAATTTACATTGTACAAAAGGGCAATGAAACAGCAGAGAAGTTAACTCCAAAAAGAAGAAATGAATTGATGATTCAAATGTTAGAATCATTGGAACCCCGTGAAGCCGAAATTATAGCCGGCATTTTACGGAAAGACCAAGGCGTGAAAGGACTTGATTACAAATTTGTAAAAGAGGCCTTTAAAGATATGTTACCATAACGGAGGAAATTAGTGTCTAAATTTGTAGGTAAGTTTCGTAAGGATAGGGATACTTTTGAGGACTATAATCAATCTCAAAAGAAACCTAAAAAATTCAAACAAAATAAAAATCTTAAACATTTTGAGGATGTGGAAGAAACCTTCCGCCAACCACGAAACAAAAAACCGTTGTATTAATACAACACTCAGCTTGACTTTGTGCCCATAGTGTAGTATAATAGATACTCCAATCAATAAGGAGTGTCTTATGCTATTCTATGGTTCTCTACCAAAGTCCAAGAAAAAGAAACCACCAAAAGCTGTAAAAGAGCAGTATGACCAGTGGTTGCTTAAACATTCCCCAACAAAAACAATCAAACCTGTAAAAACCTCCGGTTGGTCGTACAATCTAAGTACACCACCTGGTCGTGAAACCACACGTTATCCATCCAAAGATACTGGACTTGGTGTTGCAACAAAACCTGCACCTAAAGTCTATACTGGTTCCTTGGTTAAAGGTATTGCTACAATGCATAAGTCCAATGCTGTGCCGGTTTTTACCGATGAGCAGGCCGTGGACATTTCTAGAATGAGGCGATAAAATGAAGAAGAATACAATTGTTGTTAAAATACAACGTCCGCACTGCCGTACACCAATTAAGCCTTTACAAAAGCATAAGAGTAGTGTACAATACAACCGTAGACCTAAACATCCAAAGAAAGTTAATCCATATGAGTGAATATACAAATAAATTGCAACAGATACCAACCGAATACAGAGTAGAGTTGGATATGC